GTTTCGTATTACTGATTAAAATAATTCAAGTACCCCACGAGGTCTGGGGAATTATAATTGTAACCAACTTCAACACAATACAAACTTCTTATGGATTTTAAAAAACCAAACCCCATAGCCAAAGAATTACGAACATCTAGAAAATATAAAATGCGAGTAACTAAAAACAAGAAAAAATACACAAGGAAAAAAAAACCATTCAATGATGCTTTTAAGGAATTGGTGGATGCCATGCAAAACAAAGCCAAGTTCGATGGTAACGCAGGTCAAGGGGTGGTTAAGACAAGAGATGTCGAGAGAATGGCTGATGTACTCAATGAGCAAGGAAGTAAGGATGCGTGATACCATTTCCACAGGACAAGAAATATAACATTATTTATTCTGATCCTGCTTGGAAATATAAAACTTATTCAGATAGAAATGTATGTCCTTATCCAGTTATGCAAGACGAGGAAATATATCAACTACCTATAAAAGAAATAGCAGATGAAAATTGTGTTTTATTTTTATGGGTTACTTTCCCTAAATTATTGCAAGGATTAGAAACAATAAAACAATGGGGTTTTCAGTACAAGGCGTGTGCTTTTACTTGGGTAAAAAAGAATAAAGTTTCAGATAGTTTCTTTTGGGGTATGGGTCATTGGACTAGAGCCAATGCAGAGTGTTGTTTATTAGCAACCAAAGGCAAACCAAAAAGAGTTTCTAAAGGAGTTCATCAAGTAGTGTATGAGCCGATTAGAGAACACTCACGAAAACCAGATTGTGTAAGAGATCGCATAGTAGAATTATGTGGCGATCTTCCACGCATTGAACTGTTTGCTAGACAAAAAGTAGATGGTTGGGATTGTTGGGGAAATGAGATATGAAAATAGTCATACCCTACAAACCACGAAAGCACCAAAAGGAAGTTCACGATAAGTTAAAGAGATTTAATGTCTTGGTGTGCCACAGGCGATTTGGCAAGACTGTTTTGTGCATCAACGAGATTTTAAAAAAGGCAATGCAAAACACTTTGCCTCGACCACGATACTATTATTTAGCTCCAACCTATTCGATGGCGAAAAGAACGAGTTGGGATTATTTGAAAGAATATACGAATGTTCTTCCAAATGTTACCTACCACGAAACCGAGTTACGAGCTGATCTTCCCAATGGAGCTAGAATACAGCTTCTAGGATGCGAGAGACCAGATTCCCTTCGTGGCTTATACATTGATGGAGTTGTACTCGATGAGGTTGCACAAATGCCACCTCGACTATGGACTGAGATCATTCGACCTGCCTTGAGTGATAGAGAAGGATGGATGATTGCCATTGGCACTCCTCAAGGTCATAACGCATTCTTTGACTTGTACGATTATGCTAATCATCAAGAAGGATGGTACGCACAAACCTTTAAAAGTTCTAAGACTAACATTATATCGGATTTGGAATTAAACGAAGCGAAACACTTGATGCCAGATGAAGTCTATGAGGCAGAATTTGAATGCTCCTTTGACTCCGCAGCACTAGGATCTATCTACGCAAAAGGTTTAACCAAAGCCGATGAAGATGGAAGAATAACTAAAGTTCCTTATGAGACTGGAATTAAAGTCAATACTTTTTGGGATTTAGGAATGCAAGACAAGACTGCGATTTGGTTTGTTCAAATCAAGGGATCAGCATTTCACATTATCGACTACTACGAAAATAGTGGCGAGAGTTTAGAATTTTACGCATCTATTTTAGATGAAAAAAAATATTTATACAGCACTCATTTCCTCCCACATGATGCTCAAGTGAGAGAATTGGGAACTGGTGTAAGTCGTGTTGAAACTGCACAAAGTTTAGGCATGAGAACTTCCATTGTTCCCAAGCTCTCCATTGACGATGGTATTAACGCAGTTCGTATGATTCTATCTCGATGTTGGTTTGACCACGAAAAATGCAAGGATGGACTCGATGCCTTACGACAATATCGTTGGGCAGTATCGGAAAAGGGAGAAGTCAAAAATAGACCAGAGCATTCCTGGTGTAGCCATGCAGCAGATGCTTTTAGGTATTTCGCTGTGGGCAATAACCAGTCTAGCGAATGGACAACAAAAATTGAATATAAAAATATAGGAATAGTTTAAAATACATGGCACGATTAACAAAAACAAAATTATTGGCTTTAATCTCACAGGAGATCACAAACTCTTTAGGATTTTATTCTAGTGATTTAGCAACACAACGAAAAAATGCTCTCAAGTATTATTTGGGAGAGCCACTAGGCAATGAAGTTGAAGGCAGGAGTAGTGTTGTATCACAGGACTTGCTTGAGGTCATTGAATCGATATTGCCTAGCTTGATGCGAATGTTCACGCAAAGCGACAAGGTGGTTAATTTCGAGCCAACACATCCTGAAGATGTGCCATACGCAGAACAAATAACTGACTACTGTAATTTTATATTCAATCACGATAACGATGGATTTGGTATTCTTCAATCCATGTTCAAGACTGCTCTCTTGCAAAAAAATGGATTTTGCAAAGTGTATTGGAAAACATCCAAAGAGCAAAAAAAAGAGAGATACAAGAATTTAGATGAAACACAATATCAAGCTCTACTCATTGATGATGAAGTAGAAGTTATTGATGTAAAAGAAAATGTCGATGAACAAGCCGAAGCTCTTGTTGAGCCAGGAATGGAAGGATTTGCCGAGCAAGTTATTACCTCCTATGATGTGGAAGTAAGACGAATAAAAGAATATGGAAGAGTGGCTATTGATCCTGTTCCTCCAGAGGAAATATTAGTTTCTCCTAGAGCTAAAACTTTGCAAGATTGTGATTTCATTGCACATCGAGTTACAAAAACTGTATCTGAATTAATCAATATGGGTTTTGATAAAAAGGAAGTTGAATCCTTGCCAAGTGCTGAGATGGAAGTCTTTAACACAGAGGCGATGATAAGACGAAACTATGATGATTCAACAGCAGAGTTGAATGTAAGCAACATTGATCCTTCTATGCGAGTTGTCATGATAACCGAGTGTTACATGAGAGCTGACATTGATGGCGATGGCATAGCCGAGTTACGAAAAATTGTGGTGGGTGGAAGTGGAAATAACTCCTATGTTATTTTAGAGAACGAAGAAATATCTGTCTTGCCATTTGCAATGTGCGTAGCAATACCAATGCCATTTAGATTTTTTGGTTTATCCATGTACGATCTATTGGCTGATGTTCAGTTAATGAGTACAAGTATTATGAGACAAACTCTCGATAATATGTACATGCAAAATTCAGCTAGAACAGTTGTTGTGGATGGTCAAGCGAACTTGGATGATTTATTAACAACAAGACCAGGCAGCATCGTTAGAGTGAAATCGCCTAATGCTGTAACACCTCTTGCAACTCCAAACTTCTTGAATGAAGGTTTGTCGATGTTGAAGAAAATTGATGAGGTAAAAGAAAAGCGATCTGGTGTTCCCAATCAACTAATGGGATTAAACCCAGACACGATTAATAAAAGTCATACAACTGCACAATCAGTTAATCAAATGATGAATAGCTCAACGCAACGCATTGAGTTGATTGCAAGAAGTTTTGCTGAAGGTGTAAAAGAAATATTTAAAAATGTTTTATCGGTGGTCTGTGAATACCAAGATAGAGAAAGAATTATTAGGTTAAGAGGAAAATTTGTCAGCATAGATCCTAGAGAATGGGTTAATCGTTATGATTGCACAGTTCAAGTAGGACTTGGCACAGGAAATCAAGACCAAAGACTAGAAGTTTTAGGAAAAGTTTTAGGTGTACAAGAAAAATTGCTACAAGCAGGAGACATGGGATTAGTAACTCCACAAAATATCTACAACACTTTAGAAAATTATTTACAAAATAGTGGATATAAGGATGCGAGTCAATTCTTTGTCAATCCTGCAACAACACCTCCCAAGCCACCAAAGCAACCACAAGTTGATCCTGCTGTTCAACTCGCAGCTCAAGATTTAGAAATGCGAAAACAAAAAGCTCAAGCTGACATACAACTCAAATCACTAAAGCAAAAAGCTGATGAAATCTTTAAGGCAGGGAAGTTAGATTTAGATCAACAAAAACTGGCAACCGATATTATTAAACAAGAAAAAGGCAACCAAATGGAAAAAGAAAAACTGGCATCAAAAATTATTGATAGTGCCATGATAAGCGAGAGTTACCGATAATGGCAACTTTCACTCCTTTCATGCAAAGCACCGAAGCACAAAAC